CTTAAAGTGACCACCTAACCCGACCAAATACAAAGCGTATCTACTGACGATGTATTTTCTTTTCATTTTGAACTCCACCTTATAAGGTCGCCATCAATGTCAACAACATAAACAGGCAGTTTCATTGTTTCCGCGTCGGCTTTTATTCGCTCTTTCCATACCCCCGGCATTTGTGCGTACTTTTCCCCTGTTATTGTCCGGCATGGCGCGAGTTTTGGGTAGCTTTCTTTTGCAAGCAGCCTATCCAGTTCTTTAGTCTCACCCTGTTTGAAAAGTTTGTAAATTACTTCCAGCGGCCATTCTGAATCGTCCGTGTTGTTCCAGCGTATTTGTAAATGCGCCCCAAACCACTCAACTGGCGCTAATCTTGGCCTGCATTCGTTTAGTGTCATTTCCTCTGCCTTTGAGCATATAGCCCCGCATTCCTCGCAAACATAGCCCGTCCCGCTTCTTCCCCGCCATTCATGGCCTTTGTAAAGTATTGGCTTGTCCATGCTAGGCGCGCTACCGGACATAGTTTGTCATGTACGACGACTGGTTGCTGCACTCCTGCACCACGTCAGCCACATCGTCGTCCGATTGGCGCGGCATCTTGGCGGCCAGCTCCATGCACTTCACAAACAGCGCCTCACGCGCAGCGCCGCGCTTGGCGTCGGTTGCCCGCTTTGCAGCTTCGGCCTCCTCGGTCGGCGTAAATGCGCCGTTTGTGCAGCCGGTTAGTGTAACGGCCAGCGCCGCGATCAGTAGTGCTCTTATCGTCAAAATCATTGTGCGCTCCTAATTTTTATCTATCAAAATATAAGGCTGTATAAGGTGGGGCTTATTACCCCGGTGATGACCCGTACCCACACCCGTCGATGTGGTTCACCTGTAAATTCAGGCTCATACGCTTTGCAGGCCATTTACATGGCTCCTGTGCCGGATAATTCACTAACACGGCTGGGGTCTCGTCGTGACCTTCGATATATGCCGCCAATAGGCACAACCCCATGCGTGTTATTTCCCCGTACTTTCCGGGGTGTTATCTAGGTGCTGCGTTTCAAACTGCCTAGCCAATTTCTCATAACCGATCAGCAGCGTTCGTTTTGTTAGTGGCCGGTGCTGATCCCCGACATTAGTAAATTGTGCAACTACACAACCGCGCATCAGCCTACGCATTCACTAACACGACTGAAACTTGATTAGCTCCCTTGCTGGGTGGTCGTCCTGGCCATCGGACAGTTCATCAAGTCTCATGCGTCTTATTTTCCCTCATTTTCGCTATCTTATCCAACATTTCCCGCTTTTCGATTAGCGCTTTTGCTTTCTTTTCTGCCTCCGCTTTACTCAGTCCCGCGTCGTATTGAAGTATTGCGGCGCGCTCTTCAAATGCTTCACGGTCAGTCATTTTTCCCCCTTAGTTTGGCTTCAATTGCGCGGGCAAAGAAAAACTTTGCCGCCCATAAATCAGTTTCGCCCGGTATGCTTTTGCTGATTGCGGATATTTCCTCGTCTGTCAGCCATTGCCATTCGCGCTTGCTTTGTGGAATAGTGAGTAGTTCGTGTCCATAACCTTCTGGCTTATCAGATAGCCACATACGAATGTCAGCTAATGTCCCATCAGCGTTCTTAGGATTACTCAAGCACACATACGCCACTGGATCCTGCTCTGGCTTGCTCCCCTGCTCTCCCATCTCTGCAAGGCAAACGGCACACAGTTTGGCACGTTCGCAGGTTTCCCCGCACTGATTACGCGGCTCTGGTTTGGCTAGTGCGGCGCGTAGGGCGTAGCGCAGCCTTGCTGCGTCCCCGTACACGCAAACATCCATGTACGGCGTCGTGCCCCATCTTTCGCTGGTTACAAACTCCAGCGCCTGCTCCAGCAGTTTGCGGTCAGTCATCTTCAACCTCCAAAATGATAAAAAGTTAGCAGACTTTTACTTGGTGTTTGGTCTTTCAGCTCAGTAAACAGAAAAACCAGAGCAAAATAAAACGCTGCCATGCAAGCAAGTGCAACAACGTTGGCCATCAGTTTTTTCATTTCTCACCCTTAGTCAATTCGTTAATACACAATTGAATACCCATCTCACGCCCTTCCTTGTAATCGTCGCTTGCGCCCTGAATCGTGTGAGATTCGTCTCTGATTTTCTGAAAGGTGGCGAGCAGTGCCTCACGCTCGGCAGCAGCGACAAGGTTGGCGAAGCGTTCAAGGTGCAGTAATGCCGATTCGCTCCAAGGCTTGCCAGAATCATCGCCCCAAACCTCCCGCGCCATGCTAATAATGTCGTCTTTAGTCATTTCTCACCTCTTGCTAGTATGGCTTCCTCGATAGCTTCAGCGTCTCTGCCAGCCGCCGTAGCACTACATAATGCGGCACACTCTTTGCGTACTTTGGCTTCAAGTAATTCAGCGAAGCGTTCAAGCGGTGACGTCAGGTCGCTGTCAGCAGCAGCGCCTCCGCAAGAATAATAAATTCCGCTGAAATCCTTGCTGAAACCAGCTTCCAGCGCCATGCTAATAATGTCGTCTTTAGTCATTTCTCACCTCTTGCTTTGATTGCCTTGATCAGGCTGTTAATGTTTTCGAGTTCATCGACTAGCCAGTCAACTTCGGCGTGAAAATACCCCATTCCTCGATCTCGCTCGACAATTATTTTCCCTATTGCCCTTTGAGCTTCGCGCAAGATACGGGCAGCCTCTTTCAGCATTTCTTGGTCAGTCATTCTTCGCCTCTCTTTTCAATAAGATATGCACAATCTTCTAGTGCCTCAATCACAATACTTAAATGCTTATCTGTCTCAGCAGCTTCTTTTCTACATATTGCCGCGCACTTTTTACGCTCATCTGCTCGTACTTTTGCTTCAAGTAATGCGGCGAAGCGTTCAAGTTCGTCGTGCCAATCAGCGCCCTCAATCCAAACACGATCACCTTCTACACTGTTGTGACACAGCACGGTTCCAAGTCCTGCTTCACGCGCCAGTTCTAGTATGTCCATGCCCATCCCGCTGCGCTTACAAACTCGTCCCAAGTTAGGTCTATTGCTTTGTCTTCTAAAATGATAATTACGGTCATTTCATACTCCTATAGGGGCTTGCGCCCATTTTGTTATATACCTTTAATCATTCCGCTTCGTCTGACACTTCAATAAGTGACATTTCGCAGTACATGCTATCTCCGAATTTATCGACATAGCTATCTGACATGCCATCAAAATAATCAAGTCCGGCGTCTTTTAGTATCTGATTGCCGCCAAATTTTTCCAAAACATCGCTTGAGTCTTTTATGTCGACGTGTGGGCTTGGATAGGCATCGTCTTGTACTTCCACCGTGTACACCAAACCTACAGCCGCTCTATTGCTATTGGCGCTTTCTTCGACAGACCACTTACCCGGACCAGTTTCTCCGCTGTAAGACTTGATTGCTTCGGATAATGCTTTTACTGCTTCGGCTCTTGTCATCATTTTCATTCTCCATTTCGTTTGTCGATGTAGAGAATTATACACACTTAATAAGACTATGCAAGCCTATTCATTCCACCATGTGAGAAAACACACATTGCCGCATCGCGCTCGTGTTGGTTGCTTTTTTTGTCCCAGCCAGTCAGCCTGTTGAAGGTTTCCGCGTCCAGCTTGCGGCCTTTGTGCTTAGGGCTTATTCCGTGGGCGCTTATTTTCATTTCCTCGCATAAAGCGCATATAAGGTTGCATATAGCGTCAACCTGGCCAACATTTCGAGCTATCTTCATGCGTGCGGCTTGGCTGGTGCCCCGGCTCCAGACTGGCGAAGTTAGGCGCGAATCCTCAAATATCACGCTTTTGACTGAAAGGTTAGGAAGTATGGTTATTAGCTGTATTGGCGTCCAGGTGGTTAGCTTTGTGAGCTTTCCGTCTTCAAATATAGCCACACCAGTGCTTGCGCCCGGGTCAAGTCCGACGATCATATTCATCAATCAGCCTAGTAACGCCCACGGAAAAATTGCCCCCGCCGATTTTTTTCGCTTTCTCATGTGCTTTTTTTGAGATGTAAATGTTGACGCGCTTGGCATCTTCAATAGTGCGCGGCCTGCCTTTAGGTTTTATTGTGTCCATTGTTTTATTTTACACACTTAAGCGGCGGGTTCAAGTCTTTTATCCCAGTCACATTCAAAAGAAAATGGAAGTCTGCCGAATATTTGCATCAACTCCCGCTCTTTCTGGCTTAACGCGCAGCTTTTCAACATCTCTGAGCCATCCGAAAGACTTTGAACAGGCAAGAATACTGGTTTTGACACGTTCGGCAATGTCTCTGCCCAGCCTCGCCTCAATGTCGCGAAGATAATCCGTGACTTGTGCTCGTTGTCCGTTTTGGTAATTCTCGACGGCACAGCAGAAGCGCTCAAAGGTTTCAACGCGGTCATTTTTCATCGTGCCTGTAGATATAGTGGATCATTTCATTAGCCGAATGTGTTACCTGAGAAAGCATATCTAAGGCACCAAGAAAATCAGTGTTGCTCATCAGCTCAGGTAGCTTTCTTGCGGCTTCTTGTATTTTGAGTACGTCTTCGCTGTAGTCTTTCATTATTAGCTCCGGCAACTTTTTTCCAGCTTCTTGTATTTTTAGTAAATCTTCACTGTAGTCATCCATTGATGACTACTTTCTTGTTTTACAAGATGAAGTAATAAATGCTGCATCATCATTTCTGCGCTGTAGTCATTCGACTCTATCTTGCCTAGTATTTCATTTAGGCTGTAAGGCTGTTTAATGTGGCCAGCCTTACTTAAAGCCACGCGCATTAGTCTGTTCATTGTTTTATTGCTCCTTTTTTTAGGAAATCTAAATATTCTTGAGAAGGGTGAATAGTAGCAAGCCGCTCTTTATATGAACCGCAAGGCTTTAAGCAATTAGGCTCAAAAGCTTTTACTCGCACTTCATCTGGAACCGGAACAAACCCACCAGTGCCGGGCAGCGTTTTTCTCCACGCTATAAAACGCTCAACGCTTTCAGTCACTTCATCTATGCAACGGCATTCAACTTTATTCATCATTTTTCCTTTTCACCTAACATTTATTTCCAGCGGATTCGCTACGCTCACCGCTGAACTCTGCGTTAGGACTATTGCTTAATGAATCTGCCCATTTCACTTCCACAAGAAGCGGTTTCTCTCCTACGTTTGCGTACAAGTACCAATGATCCCCATGGCGAAGTTCATTGCTATCTAGTGTGGTGTGACCGATTACATGAAATTCACGAAACGGAAATCGAACTCGCTCAGATGGTGGAGTTATCAAAATACCTAAACGACGAAGGTCTTCAATTGCCTTTAACTGTTCATCCATAATTCTTCCTTTTTCATTAAAAAACCTAACCCAACGTTCCAGCGGATTCGCTACGCTCACCGCTGAACTCTGCGTTAGGCGTCTCAATAGTTACCTGCACGCATCGCATTCCACGCCCTTTTAGCGCCTTCCACGGAACACCAAAATACCGCCGCGCCAACGCAATTGACGACTTTTGACCACGAGACAAACTAAGGCGCATAGGTTCCCCGTCTTTGAATATTACTGCCCAGGCTTGGAAATGCTTAACCTCCATGTCTTACTCTCCTTTAGGTGGGTTTGGTAGTGGCATCCAAAGAGTAGGAATAAACTTCACAGAAAAATTTGATGCTTGGCTAGACCATTCACCTTGATTTGGCCAACTTCCCGAACACCATTTCGATATCGAAATGGTTTCTTTTCTATCGCTATATCCATAGCTCTCTGGTAAATACCCAAAAGTAAGTATCTGCTCGCCAGTAATTTTTGGAGCGGTTTCTATTGGTTGCCAAGTCATTTCATTCTCCTTTACTCTGCGCTGGGTAGTTTTTCAAGCTATTTTTAGCGTATCTCAAAAAGTCTGTCAGACTAACCCAGCCACTGTAAGCACCTGTACCTGCGTCGCCATGCAAATACAAGCACCCAGTGTGGTCAATCTCACTCACTTTATAGTCGGGGGTTTTTCTGCATTGCCAATGCTCAACGACAATGCCCGTATCCTTGGTCATTCTTATTAGCATAACCCTGTCTTCGAGAGTAAGGTTTCTGTCCCACCACGGGCGAGTCTGATTTGCTCTAGTCAGTACAGCCATCAACGTAGCGCCGTTTCTAAGCATTTCGCTAGCAGCTTTAGCGTCTTGCAGCTGCTGCTCATACTCTAGGCAATCGGCTTCTCTTATAAAACGTCTGCCGTCATAGGCTTCGTATAGTGTGACAGTTTTCATTTTTCACTCTCCTTAATTTTGTGTGTAGTTTACATCACCAAAAGGGTCTGTCAATTTCTTATCAATAAAATCGCGCACTCTTTTTTCAGCTTCTTTTTTTCGCGCTTCAAATTCTGCCCGTTCTGCTTCGCCTTTTTCGTGCCATGCTGTTTTTGGTGCAGTCAGTATCGTTAGCAGGTCTTTTAGCTTCTCTCGCACGTCTTCGGGCATTTTCTGCTCTAGTAACGGCGTGTTGTTTTCCAGCAACGGCACATCGTGGCCTAACTGTCTGGCGTGTTCTATCGCTTGCGATCTTTTCGCCGCGTCAAAGCCTAGCGATACATTCCAGCTTACCTTTTCCCCGCGCTCTTTCGATTCGCGCACTATGCGGTTATAAGCGTCTTTGAATGCCATCCTTGCGCCAACTTCGTCGCCCATACTTAGCACTGGCTTACATATCCCCCATGCTTGCGCCATGTCTTGCGTCCAAACAACTGTATCGAACTCGTCTTGTGCTTTCAGTGCTATCGCCCATGCTTCGTCAGCATCAGGACGCGGGTCTTGTCTCGCGTCAATCTTTGCGATCAAGTCAGCCGGGGCAGGGAAAAAACGGCCACGGTCAGAATCCCGTAAATGCGCCTCTAGAGCGTTTCTAATGTCCTCGATGCTATACCGAGCCATCACCCTGAAAAACATCGCAACCTGAGCTGATTTAGGCGGGTTCTTGCCCATTAAGTCGGCTGTACTTGTCAGCAATGCTTCAAAGTCGTCAAAGTCTGTCTTAAACATCAATCACCTCGTCCAAAAATCCAAGAATGCGCTTTGCTTCCAAATTTCGTGTTTTTGCGTCCTCTGCTGGTTTGCCTGTCACCCATTCAGCCTTGAATCCAATCCAACCGCGTTCACAACAGGTTTGAAGGGCTTGTTGAAGTGAATATCCGGCTTTTTGTGCTTCGCGCTTTATGCCAGCAATTGCCGTTTCTGTAATCGGGGCTTTTTTTGCTTTTCTGAGCGTCATGAAGTCATGCGCTATTTTTTCGTCAATGCCGGCAAGCAAGTCCAAAATATTGAGTGAAGCGTTATTATTGACGGTTCCTTTACGGTTCTTTGATGGTTCTATTACGGTTAGGGTGAACGTCGTTCGGGGGTGGGGTGAACCACGTTCGGGGGTAGGGTGAACGTCGTTCGGGGGTGGGGTGAACAACGTTCGGGGGTGCATCTCGTGCGGGGGTGAATATTGTTCGGGGGTTAGTGTGTACTTCGTTGACCTTCCGGTGCTCATTTCGCGGGTTAATGCTTTATGCTTTTCAAGCCATAAAATAGCTTTTTGAACGGCTCTATCAGATGCACAAACGCGCTCACATATTGTGGCTATTGACGGCCAGCATGTACCGTGGTCGTTAGCATTATCAGCAAGGGAAATATAAACAGACTTTGCCACTTGGGGCATTTGAAGCGGCCAAATAACGGCCATAATTCTAGTACTCATACTGTCCTCATTAGTGACCAGCCCAAGTGTGGAAATTACCGGGCTGGCGCACTTTTCAAGTGAAAAACGGCATCTTGAGCCAGTCGCTAATGAGGACAGCTAGATACCAACCTTTTACGCTTTCCACGGCGCAATTAGATTTTATACGACTTTTTCAAAAACTCAATACCTGCTTTGGTAATCGCCCACACTCGTGACGGTCGCCCTTTTTTGCTCAACCTTGTCTCAGTCGTAACTCTGACAAGTTTTGTCATCTCTGGCAGTCGTCTGCTAATCTGGTACTTGTCCAAACAGCAATTCACTGCTATTTCGTCAGCTGTGCCGCCTTGCATGTCGACTAATGCCAGCAAAATAGCGCGGTAGTGACAGGGCGCAAAGTTTGCCGCATTCTCGCCAGCATCCTTACTTGTCTCTGGGTCTGTCTTTCTTGCTCTCATTGTCATCACCTATGAAGTAATCACATCCATTAGCAGGAATCAAAAACGCTTCAAAATCACGAACTAATTGATAGCCAACAGGCCGCCAAGGTGAAGTAAATCGTGCACATTTATGTCGCTGTTCGCATTTTTTGGCTTCGCAACGCGCCATGTCATAAGGTAGTGTCATATTGTCTTCCTGCAAATCGCTGTTGATTTTTTTCGGTGTGCGAATTAGTATGAAGCAAGTCATATTTCACCCTTACACGGCCAAGCCGCGCTAAACACCACAATTGCAATAACATAGCCGTCCATGTGTCGGTATGTTGCGTTTGTTTTGAGGTAGTTTTGTACTAAGTCACGAGCTTGGCCAAAAGTCACCCCGTCTGGTGAACAATGGGCAGTACCTCGCGTAAATTGGAAAATGCTTGTTATGTATCCTAGCGCATACAAACGAAGCATATATTCACTGCTTTGCATGTTGTCCAGCAGTGTATTTCCTGTTACCTGTGCGCTTGCGGTAGAAGCGGTAAACAGTAGGGCGGTTAGTAGTTTTTTCATTTTACTTTTCCTTTATGGTCTCAATGAGAAGCCTAATGCCATTTGTGCTGTCATGCGGTCGTTTGCCGTTTTATACCCGAAAAACTAGTCCCATTTAGTAAAAAAAAAAAATTACACCTA